AACACCGGCGATTGCTCAGCAGCCTCAGTAGAGGGCAAAGAATCCATCGCTATAGTGACGGGCCGCCACAGCCGGGCCAAAGGCGCCAAAGGCTGCTGGCTCGTCCTGACCGAACGCGCCGACGACGGGCACATTCTCTGCGTCAAAGCCGCCGAAGTCGACGGTGTCAAAATCAAAGCCGACACATGGTACAAACTCATCGACGGCCAATTCACCGAATGCAACTACTAAACACCTAACGATATGAAAAAGAATAAGGAAATACCCGTCGGAGGGATTGGCATAATCAATGGATACAGAGTGATGGCAAAAGAATATTTGCACATCAATTCCTGCGATGAATGATGTTTCAGCCTCAATTCCGGCTATCGTTTCCCGTGCCCTTTCAATAAGTGTACCGCCCAAAAGAGAGAAGATAGAAAGCATGTTTTATTTACAATTGTAGAAAAAGAACTATGACCCCGACCAAAGAGCAGCAGGCGCAGGAATACGCCGAGAAGAAATTCCCTGAGATGCCTCCTATTGGATGCCTATTCCCTCACTCCCTTACCCAAACGCCGAGAAGAAATGAAACGAATAGAAAAGCTTCGGTTTGATCCTGAACTGGAAATCGCCGTCGCCCCCTGCCGACTGTCGAAAAAATGGCATAATAAAACATGGCGATGGAGCGAGATTCTGGAGAGGTGTGCTGAAACCAAGCGCACCGGCGAAAGTATGCGTGAATATCTGCGCATGAGCCGGGAAGAGCAAAGCAGCATTAAGGACGTAGGCGGGTTCGTCGGTGGCTATCTGGCCAACGGCGTACGCAAAACCGCGAATGTCCTCAGCCGCTCGATGGTGACTCTCGACATTGATTTCGGCACCCCTGACGTCTGGGACGATTTCACCCTGAATTTCGACTGTGCGGCGATGGTATACAGCACCCACAAGCACACGCCGGAAAAACCGCGCCTGCGTCTGGTGCTTCCGGCCAGCAGACCCATGTCCCCTTTTGAATATGAGCCGGTCTGCCGCTACTGGACCTCGCGCGTCGGTATCGATATGTTTGACCATACGACATATCAGCTGCCGCGTCTGTTCTACTGGCCGAGTACCAGCCGCGACGGCACCTATTTCTTCGATTATCAGGATGGCCCGCCTTTTGACGTCGACAAAGTGCTGGCTACATACCGCGACCCCAGGGATGTCAGCGCATGGCCCATGTCGAGCCACGAGGGCGAGGTTCTGGCACACGAAATACGCAAAGCCGGCGATCCTACCGAGAAGCCGGGACTTATAGGCGCTTTCTGCCGCGTATACTCGATTGAGGACGCCATAGCCAAATTTCTACCGGAGATCTACGACAAAACCGCCACGGAAGGGCGCTACACCTATCGCGCCGGAAGTGTCGCCGGAGGCCTTGTGACCTATGAGGGCAAATTTGCATATTCCCACCACGAGACCGACCCCGCGAGCCTGAAACTATGCAACGCTTTCGATCTGGTACGTATCCATCTGTTCGGTGTTCACGACGAGGGGAGCCGGGTTTCCGACGTGACCCGTCTGCCGTCTTACATCAAAATGCAGGAATTTGTGGCTGCCGACAAGGAGGTATGCTCGCTGCTCACCAGGGAACGGCTGGCGGAAGCTAACAACGATTTCGCCGGCATTGAGATGAATGAGACCGCACTACCGGAAGAAGCTGACACCGGCTGGATGGCGGAACTTGACTACGACAAAAAAGGTAATGCCAAAGCAACGCCGAAAACATTAAGGAATATTATGCTGAATGATCCAAATTTTAAAAAGGTGAAATACGATCTGTTCAGTCAGCGCGATGTTATCACGGGGCAGGAATGCCCGTTTGTCGGTACCCATGGCGCCGACGAGGTGGATGATACCTCGCTGTCGCGCATGTGCGGCTATCTGTCGGAGATGTACGGAATAGATATGGCCATTAATTCCTTTGTCGACAAGGCTCTGAAACTGACAGCTCCGGAGCGGTCATTCCATGCTGTCAGAGACTTCATAGCCCGCGAGCAATGGGATGGAACACCGAGAGTGGAAACGCTGCTCATCGACTACTTGGGAGCCGAGGACACACCGCTCACCAGAGCCATAACACGCAAATGGATGGCCGGCGCAGTGGGACGGGCAATTGATGTCGATCCCGACGACGGCGAGGGTATCAAATTCGACTATTGTCTGGTGCTGTATGGCGAACAGGGAACCGGTAAAAGCACATTCGCCGAAACGCTGGCCAACCGGTGGCGCGGCGCAATCTCGTTCGCCGACGCCAAGAAAGAACAATACGAGACTCTGCAAAGGTCATGGATAGTCGAAATTCCGGAATTTAAAGGAATGAAGACCGCCGACACCGACGCCATAAAAGACCTTATCTCCAGCCGTTCAGACAATTTCCGAGCGGCCTATGCCCGGCAGTGGAACAAGAACCCACGCCATAGTATCCTTATAGGATCCACGAATAATGAGCATTTCCTGAAGGATGTATCAGGCAATCGCCGGTTCTGGGTGGTCAAGGTCACAGGAGGAGCCGGTGTTCGCAGCTGGAGAGACAAACTGAAAGCGGAGGTAGGCCAGATATGGGCAGAGGCGTACACTATATATTCGAATGGCGAGGAGCTTATGCTTTCCGAGGAACTGGACGCACAGGCACGCGCCTATGCCGAAAATTTCAACGAGATCATGGGTGATCCCCTGCGTGATTATCTGGCCGAATGGCTGGAGATTCCCCTGCCCGCTGACTGGGATCTGTACGAGCCTAAACGGCGTGCCGACTACTTCCGGTATTACGATCTCCTGGAGGCAAAAGGCACTGTGAAAAGGGAGGCTATTGCCATCTGTGAAGTCATCACTACTTGCCCTTATCCGGGCATTACCAAGTATAGCCCGCAGCGCATCGGAGCGATCCTGAAATCCCTCGGATGGGAGCGCGCAGAAGATCGTAAAAGGGTGGTCGGATACAGGGGGGCAGATGGTAAAAACATCAAGGCCACTTTCTATCACAAGTTACAATCTGTAAGCGAAGACGAAATTTAACACTTATATAACCACCCTATGTAACCACCAATGTAACCACGGATAATGCTATAAAAATCACAGCATTAAATGGTAGGTGGTTAGTGGTTAGTAGAAATAGTAAAAAATAGGGAAATATATATAATATGTATAATATGATTATAAATTATAATACAATAACGCGAAATGCAGGGGTATATCGCGTACGCGCGCGACTAACCACCCCCCAAAAGCCCTCGAATTCATGAATAGCAAAAGTATAGAAAATCTGACCCGACATGCCGATTTTTCAGAGAAAGCAATCGAGCGTTATCTGGTGGATATGGCGAAGCAAAACGGGTTGCTCTGCCTCAAATATTCCAACGCGAATATGGTGGGTTATCCCGACCGTCTGTTGGTGCTTCCCGATGGTCAGGTGGCATGGGTCGAACTCAAGAGCAAAGGTCGGAAGCCTACAAAGATTCAGCAGCTGCGGATGGCAGAGCTGTCAGGCATGGGGCATCCGGTCATAGTAATCGACAACAAGGCCGACGTCGACAAACTGATTGAATTTTTCAAGCCATGATTTACCAGCCTTACGATTATCAACGAACTGCGACGCAGTGGATACTGGACAATCCGAGCTGCGGCCTTTTTCTCGACATGGGTCTGGGCAAAACGGTCAGCACTCTCACGGCCATTCAGGATCTCATCGATGATTGCGAGATCAGCCGCGCCCTGGTTGTGGCTCCGAAAAAGGTGGCCGAAACCACCTGGACCACTGAGGCCGCCAAATGGGATCACCTGAAAGGTCTGAAAGTAGCCAAAGTAATGGGCACGGAGAAGCAGCGCAAATTGGCATTGACCCAGAAAGCCGACGTCTACGTTATCGGGCGCGACAATTTTGTGTGGCTGGTAGGTCTCTATGGCGGGCGTCTGCCTTTCGATGTTTTGGTCATCGACGAGCTTACAAGTTTCAAGAACTCGAAGTCTCAACGGTTCAAAGCCATGCGCATTGCCCGCCCGAGTGTGCATCGTGTTATCGGTCTGACCGGCACTCCGGCTCCAAACGGTCTGATTGATCTGTGGGGTCAGCTATACTGTATCGACATGGGGCAGCGGTTGGGCAGTTCGGTGACGAGATACAGGGAAAGCCACTTTGAAACCCACAAGTGGAACAACATCATCGTGAGGTGCGACGTTAAGAAAGGGCACGAAGATATTATCCGCAACCGGATCTCTGACATCTGTCTGAGCATGCAGGCCAAGGACTATCTCCAGTTACCCAACCTGATGATCCATACCGTATCGGTTGAGTTACCCTCTGCGACTATGGCCGCCTACAATAAGTTCGAGCGAGAGAAGGTTCTGGAGTTCAAACATGAGCATGAGGGGGAATCGGCCAATATTCTGGCTAATTCGGCAGCAGGTCTGATGAATAAGCTGGCACAGTTTGCCAATGGCGCGGTATATGACGAGGAGCATAATGTGCATGAAATCCACAACGAGAAGGTGGACAAATTGGCCGAGATCGTGGAAGCCGCGAATGGCGGCGGCGTACTGGTATTTTACCAGTTCAAGCATGATATTCCGAGGATCACAAAGAAGCTCAAAGGCTATCGCGTGGAGGTATATCAGGGAGAGCGGCAGCTGGTGAACTGGAATGCCGGCAAAATCGATGTCCTTCTGGCCCACCCTGCCAGCACGGCATATGGCCTAAACATGCAACAGGGTGGCCACTACATCGTTTGGTTCGGCACAGGCTGGGATCTGGAACTGTTTCAGCAGGCTAATGCCCGTCTGCACCGTCAGGGACAGAAGCATCCTGTTGTCGTATACAAGCTGATCGGTGCGCACACTGTGGATGAGCGCGCCAGCGCGTCTCTCGAAAACAAGAAAGCCAAGCAGCAGAGCTTGCTGGACAGTCTGAACTACCTGATACGTAAGCATTCAAATGGCTAAAGATAAGGATTACATAAAGCTGATTCACACGTCACGTTGGTTGCGTCTGCGCCGGGACGTTCTGACGGAGCACCCGCTGTGCGAAAGGTGTGAGGCTGAGGGTTATGTTACTCCGGCTACCGAGGTTCACCACCGGAGGCCTGTGGAGGAAGGCATCAACTACGCTGAGAAATACCGCCTGATGTACAACCCAGATAACTTGTGTGCCTTGTGCCACAGGTGCCATGTCAAGGTTCATACTGAGATGGGGCGTGGAGGAAAGGAGGCGACGCGTCGTCGGAATGCAGAAAAGGTAGCTGCCGTAATTGTTAAATTCTTTAACGATTCGTGACAAAGAGGGGGGGTGTTTTTTTAAGGGGGAGTGCCTCCGTTGAACCTCGCCTGCCCCTGTCTGAGAATGCGAGCGATTTTTTCAATTTAAGCAAATATATAAATTTTAACAGAATATGGCTAAAAAGGTTAATGAATACAAAAAGGAAGTCGAGAAGGCGCTGAAAGCTGCCGGGAAATACAGCAAGAGCCTCGGGGCACAGATTCTGTCGCTGGCCGGTGCGCTGCGCACTCTCGATTTGGCAAACGACGAGATCGACAAACTGGAGGGTGTCACCATACCAGCCACGTCGCGCTACGGGAATGAAACGCTGGTGCCTCATCCGGCATTCAAGGTTCAGAAGGACGCGCAGGACAGCGTGACCCGACAGATGAAAGCGTTAGGTCTGACCGCCGAGGAGCTGACCGGGACTGACGAAGACGATCCGCTGATCGATCTGACCAAAAAGGTCAAGAACGCAGGCCGCAAAAAACCAAACATCGTAAAACGTGACATCTCAGATACGATGGCATGACGGAGGAAGAAAAGGACAGATTGCGGCAGGCGAAGACGGATGTGTCGGCGCAGTTGGCCGAGGTGCTGGGGAGGCTGGGGGATTACCGGCTGGTTGAGGTTGATGAGAGGCTGGAGTGTTATGTCGAGGAGGTGGCCGGGAATCCTGACGGTCACAATCTCTATGAGCAGCTGGCGGTCATGCGCTTTTTGCGTATGGCTGACAAATACGGGATAAACGCTACAGAGGTGCATCGTTTTTTCACGCTCTATGAAAATCTGTATTTCCCGGGGAAGGCCGGATTGCAGAGGTACAGGCTGACGCCGGTACAGGCGTTTCAGTTCGCCAGTATCTACGGGTTCTGGAACAATGGTCACAGGGTGGTGCGTGAGGCGGTGCTGTTTGTGCCCCGCAAGTTCAGCAAGACTACGTCGAGTGCGTCGCTCGCAATTGATGATCTGCTTTTCGGGGACGCGAATGCCGAGAGTTACACGGGGGCTAACAGTAATGACCAGGCGAAGAAGTGTTTTGACGTGATCCGCGGGTGCATGCGGAAATTAGATCCGAAGGGGCGGCGCTACACCATCAACGAGCAGACGATAAAGAGCAAGCGCAAGGATCGTAACGCTTTCGCGCAATGTCTGACGGCAAACGCCCGGACGAAGGATGGCTTGAATGCCAGTACGGTTATCATGGACGAATTCAGTCAGGCAAGGGACAATAGTCTGCTTACTGTGTTGACTACGTCGATGGGTGTAAGGGAGAATCCGCTGACGGTGATTATCACCACGGCCAGCGACGTTTTCGAGGGGCCGTTTTACGAGATGCTGCAGGGCTATAAATCGGTTCTGTTGGGTGAGTTTGAGGATGACAGTCTGTTTGCCCATATATTCGAGCCTGATCTGGATGACCCGGAGGACAGCGAGGCTACGTGGCTGAAGGTGCAGCCGCACATGGGAGTGACGGTGAGTCTGGATTTTTATCGACAGGAGTACAAGAATGCTGTGCGTAACGGTTCGGCAGCTATGCTGGCGTTTCGCACCAAGCTGCTGAATGTTTACTCGGAGAATCAGCAGCGCAGCTGGATAAGCAGTACTCTGGCCAGGAGTATTGCGCGTCCTATGCCGTTGGATGCCATCAAGGGGAGGCCGGACGCGATGGTGGCCATTGACCTGTCGGAGAGTGATGATTTTAGCGCCGTGACTGTAGGGATTTATGATTATGACCGGAAGAATTTCAATTTTCATACGGCATACTTTTTCCCGGAGGGGGCGTTGCCGGGGCATCCGAACGAGAGGATGTACCGGGTATGGGCTAAAAAGGGTTATCTGACACTGACGGCGGGCGATGTCATCGACTATCGCGCGATTGTGGATTATGTGTTGTATCTCAACAAGGTAGTGCGTATTCTCGGCATAGGCTATGACCCGTATAAGAGTCTGGAGGTGGTCAATATGCTGGCGGCCTCGGACGCGGAAAATGTGCTGGCGGGTGTGCGGCAGACTTACGGAAACTTCACGGCTCCGGTGGAGAGTTTCGAGCATGGCGCCAAAACGGGTCATATATTCATCAACGACAACCCTATCAATTACTACTGCTTTGGTAATGCTGTGCTCGACCGTGATAAACTCGAGAACTGCAAGCCGATCAAACGGACGCAGACTCAGAAGATCGACGGTGTTATCACTAAGCTCATGTGTCTGCGTCTGTTTATCGACTATACGCGGTAGGATGAGAATCCTCGGCTTCCGCCTCGGCACGGGAGGGCGAATGGACTGAGAAGCGGGCTGTTGGAGATTACGGGTTATTCGGGGTCTGGGTCTGCGGCGTCGATTTCGTCGGCGTAGTTGTTGAGTCGACGGGCGATGTCGCGGAAGGCTTCGGACAACTGGTGGTATTCGGAGGGTCGGAATCCGGCTTTTTTGTCAAAGACGATGTTTCCGTTGATGCGCTGTGTGAGCCACGAGGGGCTGCGCTTGAAGTATTGACGGGAGAGGGCCGCGTTGTTGATCAGACCTTTTAATTCGTTGAATGCAACGAATACAGCGCCTGATTTGATTGTGATGTTCTGCGCTCTGCGGAATTTGGGATCGCATATTTGTTCAAAGGTTGGTTTTTCAATTCCGGCGGTGGTGTTTTTTTTTGTTTCCATATTGGCGTTTTTTCAATTATTAGTAAATTTGCCCCCGTCTGTCACCCGGGGGCTTTTAATCAGTCATCCATCAGATTGTATAGAAGACCTTGGATTTGTCGGATAATAGGTTGATTTTCCGGAGTTTCGATTAGGGCAAGCAGGTCGAATATTCGGTAAATCAACCATTTTTTGTAATTCATTTCATTTTTACACCTCCTTTCGTTATTGGTTTTTGATTACACTACAAAGATATAAAATATATTTGATATAAACAATTATTTAGGGATTATATTTGTTAAATAGAGTTAAATATTTTAGTCTTTAGGAAAATAAAGGAAAATAAAGGAAAATAAAGCGACCAAAGGAAAACAAAGGAAAATAAAGCGCCGAAAGTCAAATTTTTAAGGGAATTTGTAATTGATTATCTTTGCATATCAGTGCAATTCGAAATGGGCTTTCTGCGGCATATTTTTGATTATTTCAAGCGGGAGAATCCTGACGGCTCGGCGAGCTACTCGCCGCGCACAGGGAATGCTCTGACGTTTGATGGCAGCGATCACCGGGCCATGAGTATAGCCACGGTTTTTCGCTGTGTGAAGCTGCTGAGTGAGAGTGTGGCTAATCTGCCGCTGCAGTATGTCAGATTGCGGGACGGGGTGTTTGTGGAGGCGCCGGATCCCCGGCTGGATTATCTGCTGAATGTGCAGCCCGACAATGCGCGCAATGCCTTTGATTTCTGGCGTCAGGTGGTGCAGGAGTTGCTGCTGGAGGGTAATGCCTATATCGTGCCGGTTTACAATGGCGCGAGTATGGAACTTGACCGGTTGGCGCTGTGCGGCAGGGGCACCGTGGCGCACGATACGGTCAATGACCGCTATACCGTCTGTGACTTCGAGAACGGGATTAGCGGGACGTTTGCCGAAAACGAGATCATCCACATAAAGGGTCTGACGCTTCGCGACAGCAAAAGGGGCGTGAGTGTGCTGACCTACGCGCGGCTGACTATGGGCATTGCGGTGACGGGTGACCGGGAAACACGGAATCGTTTCGCAAACGGAGGCAATGTGCGAGGCATATTGTCGAACGACAAGACTGCGCATGGCTTCGGCGAGTATCAGGACAAGCAGCTGGCCAAAACGGCGGCATATATCGATGGCCTTTTTCAGGGCGGCGAAAGGATAGTGAGCCTTCCGGGGCAGGTGGATTTTCAGCAGCTTTCTCTGAGTTCGACGGATCTGCAGTTTCTGGAGAGCCGGAAGTTTACGGTGCTGGAGATATGCAGATTTTTCAGTGTGCCTCCGACGTTTGTTTATGCCGACACGAGCAACAATTACAAGACGGTGGAGCAGGCGGATGTGGATTTTCTGAGCCACACGCTGAATCCTCTGCTTCGTAATATCGAGACGGAGCTGCGACGCAAACTTGTGGCTCCGCAACTGTGCTACAAATACAAATTCAAATTCGACCGCCGCGAGTTGTTTGCATGCGATCTTAACGGAATGATGAACTACGGCACGAAGCTGCTGCAGCTCGGAACGTCGGTAAATGAGGTGCGCAGGATGAATAACCTGCCTCCTGTTGATGGTGGCGAGGCGATATTGGTATCAGCTAATCTGCGGGGTATTGATGAGATCGGCGCGGCGGGTGATTCCTCGGCTTCCGCCTCGGCACAGGCAGAGAGAGATGACAACCCCGGCGGTGATAAAGAGGCAGACAAAGACGATGACAAAGACGATGAAGAAAGGGAATAAAGATACTGAGGTGAGGCGCACTATGCGCACTGTGTGCGCGGAGCTGCGCGTGCGTGAGGTTGCGGAGGGGGAAGCCCCCGGGCGCATGATCACCGGTTATGCGATTTTGTTCAACACTCCGTCGGATCCGTTGTGGAGCGACGAGGAGAGCGAGGCGCGCGAGGTGATTGCACCGGGGGCTATTACCAAGGAACTGCTGGATGGCTGCGACATCAAGTTTACGATGTATCATGACCGCCAGCTGATTCTCGGACGGAGCAACAAGGGCACCGGCACTCTGGAGTATTTCGTCGATGAAAAGGGCGTCGGCTTCAATCTGGAGCTGCCTAAGTCGCCTAATGGTGATGAGGCTCTGGAGCTGGTGCGCCGGGGCGACTTGTCGGGGTGCAGCTTTGCTTTTACTACCCGATACTGGGACAGCGATTTTGTGGAGCGCACGTCGAAGGTGGTCAACGGGGCCGCTCAGATAACCTACACTGTGAAAGCTGTTACGGGCGTGTATGATTTCACGCTGGCGGCGGATCCGGCATATCCGGCTACGTCGGTGGAGGCTCGCGAGCTGGTTTCGGAGCTGCGGGAGGGAGGGATGTCCTCGGCTTCCGCCTCGGCACGGGGAGAGAGTGGAAACGCACCGGAGGTGGCGGTCCCAGACTACGATATGGTGCGCAGGCAGGTGCGCGAAATGCGCCGCGCCGCCTCTCAGGAATTGATTTGAGGGGCGTGAGAGATTTGAAAGATGTGATGGACTTAAGATATTGTTTAATTAAATTCCAAATTAGTTTCAGTAATGAACGATAAAGAGAAAAAGAAGGATGGCAACAAGCCCAATGTGCGAGAGCTTATTGACCGCTATCAGGCCAATTGCGACCGTATCGGGGAGATTGCCGAGGTGTGCGAAAGGGAGCAGCGCGAGCGCAGCGATGCCGAAAACAAGGAGTTTGCCGCCCTCACCCGCGACAATCAGCTGATCCAGATGAAGATGCAGGCCATTCAGGCGGAGAGTTTCCAGGGCCGCTCGGCGCAGGTCGACCCGGACGAGGTGCTCCGCGAGTCGCTGCTTAACCGCGATCAGAAGGTGACTGTGATGCTCACCCGCACCGAGGGGGGTGCTTCCGAAACTGCTCCGACTACTCCCGCCGCTCCTGTAGTGAATCCTCAGACCACCGCCGCGCTGGCCGACACCGGTATTATCTCGGTGCATGAGCAGGAGATGTTGAAGCCTATCCGCAAGGGTCTGATTTACGACAAGGTGGGTCTGACTATCCGCAGCGGTCTGAGCGGTACTCTTCGCTGGCCCAAGCATGGCAAGGCTGTGGCGTCGTTTGCCGACGAGGCCGAGCGACTTGTGGACAGCGCCATCTCGTGGGACAAACTGGAGACCAACGGTCACCGCATGGGTATTGCGGTTCCCGTTACCCGCGAGGAGCTGGAGGACAGCCACGGCATTGTGGAGAGCGTTGTGCGCGAGGAGATGCCAAAGGCTATTACCGACCTGATCAATGGCGCCCTGTTCTCGACTACCAGCACCTACACTGGTGCCGACGGCAAGAGCAAGACCCGCAAGGTGGTGGGTCCGTTTGTGGCTGCCGCTAAGAAAGCGACTCAGTTTGCCGGCTCGCTTCCTACCCGCCGCGAGCTGCTGCTTATGGTGGCGGGCGTGGCCGAGAAACTCGATCTTATCGCTCCCTGCTGGGTGATGACCGAGGCGATGAAAGCGGAGTTGAGCGACGTGAAGGTGGATTCCGGCTCAGGCCGATTCCTTTGCGAGGGTGGCATGATTCTCGGCTATCCCGTGTATACCACCTCCGAGATCGGCGCGGGCAATATCGGTTTCGGTGACTGGAGCTATCAGGCTGCCGGTTTCTTCGGAGACTGGAATCTGACTGTGGACCCCTACACACTTGCCCGTCGCAATTCGGTAGACTTTGTGCTCAATGCCCGTTTCGGCACTGTCACTCTGCGTGACGACGCGTTTGTTCTGGGCAAAGTGAAAGCGTCGTAACTTCTCTGACCTATGGCTGCAGTGAGTCTGGCATTATTCAAGAAGCACGTCAGAGCGGATGATTTCGCCGACGATGATGTGTATCTGGAGCATCTGCTCGAGGCTGCGGAGGTGGCGGTGGTGACTGCTACCAACCGCACGCCGGCAGAGCTTTGCGAGGCTGGCGCGGGTGATTTCCCGTTGCCGCTGAAGCAGGCGATAATGATGCTGGCGGCGCACTGGTACAATCAGCGCGAGAGTGTGAGCAGTGTGCAGATGCACGAGGTGCCGGCCTCGCTGCAGGCGTTGGTGAAACCTTATCGTAAACTTGTGGACGATGCAGGCGGGACGGATGAAGTATAGACTGGTTCTGCTGGAGCCGGTGAGTGATGCCGACGGGTTCGGGGAGGAAACACCGAACTACCGTGAATTCCGCACAGTGGCCGCCGAGCGGGTGAAAACCAGCGGGCGGCGCAGCGAGGAGGTCGGCGAGCATTTCCCCGACTACCGGGCCGAGTTCAACATCCGCGACGCACATCCGGTGAGTGAAAACTGGAGGGTGCGGCAGTTGGGCGGGTATGAATACACGGTGACCAATATCATACCGAATCTGGAGCGCGGCATGAAGACGCTTGTGTGTGAACGTGTAAACAAATAACGTATGTCGTCTTCTCCTCTGACATATGACGACCGCGGGCTGCAGGGACTGTTTGAGGATCTGGCGCCGAAGCAAAGGGTGAAGGCTCTGCGGGGTGCTTTCCGACGTGAGGCTAACCTGGTGCGCAGGGCTGCCATCGGCAATCTGCACGAGAGTATCGGCGGTGACGCGGAGCTTGACCGGGGCGTGAGGGCGATAGTATTCAGACGCAAAGCGGGGTTCCGGGTGACTGTGGGCACCAAGCGAGCCAACAAGAAGGGCAAGGGCGAGCGGGGGTATTACATCAGCCGCAAGCGACGCGGGAAGCCTTATGCCACCGGGAAGCCTGTGCTTATCTGGGCTGAGGAGGGCACCACATGGCGCCGGACCAGAAGCCACTACGGGAGCAGGTGCCGCAAGGGCCGCGAGACGGGACGGATGAAGCGCTACGGTTTTATGCGAAAAACTTTGTCGGAGGTGCGTGGCAGTGTCACCGGCACTCTGCATAAAGAAATTATTGATCAATTAAAAAAAGCTGCTAAAAAGAATGGCTGTTCCTAAGACATCGTTAAGCGCCGGGGCGATTATCCGCGCGGTGCTGCTGGAGGATCCGGAAGTGTCGGCGAGAACCAACAAGGTTTTCCCGGTGGCTACTGACAGCGCGGAGCTTCCATATATACTCTATCGCCGCAGCTCGCTGGCGGCGCGTCCGCAGAAGAGCGGGCAGCCCGGGGCAGACGAGATACAGATCGAAGTGATCTGTTTCACGGAGCGCTACGGCGAGGGTGTGGAGCTGGCGGAGGCTGTGAGGGGGGCACTCGACCATGTGAGCGCCGAGCACAACGGCATGTGTCTGCGGTCATGTTATCTCTCGGAGAGCGAGGAGGCCTATCAGGATGATGCCTTTGTGCAGCAGCTTGTTTTTAGTGTGAAAATGTAAATAAACGATTCTTCAACAACTTAATACTGAAAAAGGGAATTATGGCTACAACAACCAAGACGGGCTACTGCAACGGCAGCGACATGTTGTTATACATCGGGGGCAAGGCCGTGGGGCATTGCACTACCCACACCACCACTGTCAACAGCGAGACCAAGGACCGCGCGGTGAAGCCTGTTGCGACAAAGGGGGTATCCGCGGGGCTGTGGAAAAACAAGGGAGTTGTTGGTCTGAGTGTCTCGATCTCGGCTGAGGGGCTTGTGTTCTATCAGGAGAGCGAGAATGGCCACAAGGCTTGTCTGGCGATGATCGCCAAGGGTCAGAGCGTGGAGGTGAGGTGCATGGAGCGCGAGAACACCGACAAGCCCTATCTGACCGGAAAGTTTGTGATCTCTTCGCTGGAGCGCACCGACGCCGCCCAGGATGATGCCACCTACAGCATCAGTCTGGAAAATGACGGTGAGGTGACGTTTGACGAGACTGCGCTGACCGAGGCACCCGAAACTGAAGGATAATGAAGCGCATAGAGATAAATATTAACGGCAAGGCATACCCCTGTAGCCCGACTATGGGGGCTATGCTCCGTTTCAAACAGGAGACGGGCCGTGAGATTACGGAGATTGACGCGGGAAGTTTCACGGATCTGTGCACTTATCTGTGGTGCTGCGTGGTTTCGGCGTCGAAGCGCGAGGGCTTGCAGTTCGATATGTCGCTGATGGATTTTGCCGACGGTCTGACTCCGGAGGATATGGCGCAGTGGAATGAAGCTGTCATGGCTGAGGCTGAGCCGGATGCTCCGGAGGGTGAAAAAAAAAGGAAGCGCCGTTAGCGGTCCATGAGCTTCTGGGTATCGCGGTGGGTGGGATCGGCATGTCGTATGACGATTTCTGCAAATGCACTTTCGAGGAGTTCGAGGGTATCTGCAAGGCGTGGCGCGAGATGGCTGACGGGCAATACCGCGATGCCTGGGAGCGGGCGCGGACGGTGGCGGCGATAGTGATCCAGCCTCATCTGAAAAGAAAAATTACTCCGCAGCAGCTGTTGCCGCTGCCGTGGGACCGCAAGAGCCGGACGATTGAGAGGGCGGCACCGAGGCTGACTGCCGAGGAACGACTCAGGAGATTTGAGGAGGCTGCCCGTCGTCTGGCCGCCGGCGGCGGGGTTTAACGGATTTTCGGGGAGCCGGATCTTTTTCGTATTCGCGCTCGATGGTGATGATGATTTGGGTACCGGACGGGAGCGGCTTCTCTTTCTCGAAACACATAGAGCAGATCCCGAGAAAAGAGAGGAGCGCGAATAGCAAAAAGGCGATGCCTATGATGTAACCGATTATTGTTTCCATGACGCGATATTCTATTTTTGGCAAATATAACAAAATAACAGCGGCTTGGCAAAAAAAGTGGCTGTTATTTTTTTGTTAAATATTATTAAATTATTCTGCTTCGAAAAACATAGGAAAATAAAGGAAAATAAACCTCGTGTGCTCTGACAAAGTGGCTTTTAGGAGCGTTTGATATTTCGTATATTTGTGTGTTAAAAGATTCTCACAACAATGGCCAAAGATACTGCGATTTCGATTTCGTTTAAAATCTCAGAGGATGCTAACGGGCTGAAACGCATCACGGCTGACGCCGCGGAGTTGCGCAAGGCGATGGGGGAGGCGGTAAAGGTGTCGACCGAGCTGCAGACGTCGTTTGTGAATTTTGCGGCCTTTGCCACAAGTTTTCGCGCCGGGGCTGATTCTTTAAGGCAGCTTTCGGACACAATTGGCAACCTGACGGGTGAGAGTGCGGAGTTCAACAAGGCTATGCGGGCTGCGAACACGATGGCGGGGCGGGATGCCGCGGGTTTCGGACAGCTCAAGGGTGAGGTGGCTGCGCTGGCTAAAGAGATACCTATTGCCCGCGATCAGCTTGCAAACGGGCTGTATCAGGTTATATCCAACGGTGTGCCGGAGGATAACTGGATAGAGTTTCTGAATAAATCGGCGCGGTCGGCTGTGGGTGGTATAGCCGATATTAATAAGGTGGTGACTGTCACTTCTACCCTGATCAAGAACTATGGCCTGGAGTGGAGCGCAGCGGGTGATATTCAGGATAAAATTCAGCTGACGGCGAAGAATGGTGTGACGTCGTTCGAGCTGCTGGCGCAGGCTCTGCCGAGGGTGACGGGTAATGCTGCGACGCTGGGTGTGTCGGTGGATGAGCTGTTGGGGACGTTTGCGACGCTTACGGGTGTGAGCGGTAACACGGCGGAGGTGTCGACGCAGCTGGCGGCGGTGTTTACGGCGCTGGTGAAGCCGAGCAGCGAGGCAGCGGAGATGGCTGCGAAGATGGGGATTGAGTTTAATGCTGCGGCCATCAAGGGTGCGGGAGGTTTCGGGAAGTTTCTGTCGCAGCTGGACAGCAGTATCAAGGCATACTCGCAGGCAAACGGGGTGCTGGAGCAGGAGGTTTACAGTAAGCTGTTCGGGAGTGCGGAGGCGCTTCGCGCGCTGATTCCTCTGCAGGGCGAGCTGGCCGGGAAGTTTCAGGCGAATGTGGCCGAGATGGTGAACAGCGCCGGGACGATGGATGCGGCGTATGGCGAGATGGCGAGCACGGGCGAGGCGACGGCTCAGAGGTTGCAGAATTCGTTGGGGGCGGTGACTGATCGGATTGCGGGGTTCACTGCTCCGGTGAAGCCTTTTATTGATTTGGGCGCGGGGGCATTGAGCGCGGGGGCGAATGTGGTTATTCTCGCGGAGGGGTACAGGAAACTACATATAATCCAGAAGTTATCGGCAGTCAGCGGTAAGGCATTAAAATCAGTGCTGGGATGGATCAGTCAGACGTGTAAGAAAACGCGGTTAGGCCTCGAAATGTTAGCTGTTTCCGAAGGCAAAGCCGCTGCTGCGTCGGCTGCTCTGAAAATTGCTCTCCGCGGGCTGTTGGTGGCTTCGGGTGTTGGATTGGCTATTATGGCCGTAACTACTGTCATCGGCCATCTTTCTGACGCTTCGGATGAAGCTGCCGAGAGTACCAATAAATTATTATCGGCGGAGGAAAGGGCGAAACGCGATGCCGAGCAGTTGGAGCAATTGCGTCAGCAGGAAGACTCCACACTTAAACAGACGCGGGCCTCACTTGAGTTGAACATTCAGAAACTCAAGGAATTTAACGGAACCAAAGAGCAGGAGAAAACGTTAGTCGCCGAGATGAACGATACCTACGGCAAATCAATGGGGTATTTCTCCAGTGTCGCCGATTGGTATAAGGCTCTCATATCTAACAGCGAAGCTTATTGCAAACAGATGATAATCGAGGCGCGTACGCGAACGCTCGCAGATCAGATAGCCGCAAAACAAAGGGAGAATGACAAAATTCTCTACAATGACGACGGTAGCCGACGCAAATACAGCAAGCGGCGGCGTTTGACTTATGACCCGGGGGATCACACCCTTATAGGAGCTGTAACGGGAAAGTCCTTAATAGCTTCGAATCCCCATTATGAGCAATCGGATTTTGAAAAGGCCACCGGTGCGTATCAGTCGAATCTGAAAGCAATAGCCCATCTGACAGAGCAACTTGAAAAGTCTGTCAAGGAAGCAAATGAAATCAGTTTTTCAGTCAAAGGCGGTGACGTCAGACCCGAACTCCCCGGTATAACACCTCCGCCCAATTCATTAGGGAACGCAGCCAAACCTGATAAAAATGCAACAATTCGTCCGGAGGAAGACAATGCACCTATATATAGGGCAGATGCTTCTAATCTTAAAGAGTACGAGGAAAATATAAAGGCGCTGCAAATACTGTTAGAGACGGCCTCCGAAGAAGAAGCGGCAATGCTTAATCCCCAGATTGCTATGTGGAGGGAGAAAGCCAATGCCGTACGAAACGCAGGATTAGCTGTTGAGAGCAACGCGCCTAAATATAGGGCAGATGCCTCTAATTTAGCACAAATATCCGAGAATATAAGTGTTCTGACTGATCAGTTGAACACAGCCTCCATCGAGGAAGCGGCTGCGATAAATCAGGAAATACAGGCGTGGAACAAAAAAGCCGACGCAATACGCAATGCCGGATTGGAAGCTAAATCAACTTTTGATACATTCCGCGAGGGGTGGGGCGGCATAAAAGGCTTAGAGGGTGGAATCGAAGGCATAACCGATGCACTGAACGGCAACGGGAACGCATGGCAGAGAGTGTCGGGTATCGCCGAGGGCTTTATACAGATCTACGAGGGGATTAAGACCGTGGTTGCTATAATGAATATTCTGAACACGGTGACGCAGGCGCAGGCGGCGGCGAGGGTGACTGAGGCGGCGGCGACGACTGAGGCGGCAGTGGCGCAGGGCGCGGGGGCTGTGACCGCCGAGGCTGCTGCGGCGGCACAGGCGCCGGTGGCAGCTGCCAATGAAGTGATCACGGCCAGTTATATGAAATTGGCGGCAGCTGCTTATTATGCGGCGCACGCCTATATTCCCTTCGTCGGTTTCGGTATAGCCTCCGGCTTTGTCAGCGCGGCGGCGGGGGTAGTCAAGGGGATAGGAAAGGTGGTGACCGCCACCCCCTTTGCCAACGGCGGCGTAGTGAGCGGTCCCACTGTAGGTCTGATCGGCGAGTATGCCGGGGCGTCGAACAATCCGGAGGTGGTGGCGCCACTTGATAAGTTGCGCAAGCTTATGACTCCGGCGGGTGCTCCGGTGATTGTCGGCGGCACGCTGCGCGCTTCGGGGCGAGAGCTGGTATGCGTATTGGCAAACGAGACCCGGATTGCGAGCAAGTCGGGCAGGAAAACTAATATTAAAATCTGAGGCTATGTATTTCTACGGGAGTTTTCTGACACAGACTGACGAGACGGTGACGGTGCATATCGTGACCGGGAACGACCGTACGCGGCGGGTGGAGATCGGCGACGAGCAAGGCGGTTTATTCTTCACCGACGACCCCGTGGAAATCGAAAGCAGCGTGAACGACACGTTCGATCATCTGCTGCGCAGTCAGGCGACCATAAGGCTGCTGACGCGGGATTTCGTCGGGGAGCTGTTCTGCCCGTCGTGCATGGATGCCGTGGTGAATATATTCAAGGGTGACCGGTGCGTGTTTGCAGGATTTATCGAGCCTCAGACTTACTCACAGGGGTATAATGAGGTGTATGACGAGCTGGAACTGTCGTGTGTCGATGTTCTTTCGGCGCTGCAATATTCGAAATACCGCAATGTCGGAGGTCTGGGCGTGCTGTATGAGGCGATAAAAGCTAACGCTGATCAGCGTGCTTTCGGCGATATATTCAGCGAGATCCTCTCCGCCGCGTGCTCCTCGCTCGACATAACCGGAGCCGGTGGTGTGAAGTGTTTCTATGACGGGAGCAAGGCTCTGACCGCCGACGCCGACCGCTACGGGATTTTTAATCAGCTGACCATATCGGAACTGTTGTTTTTAGGTGACGAGGAGGATGATGTGTGGCAGCAGGACGCCGTGCTGGAGGCAATGCTAAAATATCTTAATCTGCATATCGTGCAGGACGGGCTGCGCTTCTATATCTTTTCCTGGGAGAGCGTGAAGGGAGACAGCCCCATTTCGTGGCGAGAGCTGACGACCGGGGAGATGCTGACAACGCCTAAGAGTATCATCGAATTTAACAACGGCAATGCGGCCTCGACCGACACCACCATCAGTATAGGCGAGGTGTATAATCAGATACTGTTGACCTGCAAGGTGGAGAGTGTGGAGAACGTTATAGAAAACCCTTTGGACAATGACGCGTTGGAGGACCCATATACAAACCGTCAGAAGTATCTCACGGAGTATTCGGTAGACATCTACGATGATGGTGATAACAAGGGTGTGATGGGTGCGTTTTTCAACATGACGCATGGTTTCGATACCACCTACACCGGAGGATTCATCACGAGCTGGTATCTACGGGTAAAGAATAACCCTAATTGGGTGTTTCCTGAAACTGGAACCGGAGCTAATCTGATCGACAAGTTCTGCAGCAATAATACTGACCAGCAGGCTCTGCCTAATTATATGGCGATGGCGCAAAAGACCTGCGCGGCGCTGCTGTCGTTCGGCAAGGTGGAGACCAAGACGGATCACAAGGACAACGCGCCGGTGCCCAAAATCGACATGACCGATTATCTGGCTGTAAGTGTCAACGGCAATGGCCTGGATAATGCGCCGTTCCCCAACGAGGCAAGTCTGAAAAACAGTGCTCCGTGCGCGGTATATACAGGCAGTGCCTCGGGGGGCATATACTCCCCCTCTGATCCCGGCATTACCAACTATATAGTATTGTCGGGCAGCGTGGTGCTGAATCCCATCATGAATTACACCAACACCTACAAGGAGCTGCACTCACATAATGAGTGGGGCCCGGGGGCGTGGATGGGATGGGTCAAGCCGGTGCCGTGCCGCGGAAGCGACACGGGGCGGCTCTATACTCAGCAATATTTCAAGGCAGCGACTCCGTCGGCGGAGCCGGTGTGGGACCAGGACACCGACTGGGGGCTGGTGCCGTTTACCGGAGCCGGTCCGCAGGAGTATGAGTTTAATGGCAGTGCCGTAAGTGACCAGACAGACGACATCTCTAAAATTGCCGTACTGGCGTGTATGCTCATAATCGGTGACAAATGCGTTGTTGAAACAGGCGCCGGCGGTCAGATTTCCGATTTTGAGTGGAGGCCATATAAGACACGCGAGCAGTGTGCAGATGATGAGGAATATTATCAGCAATGCTTCACAATCGGCTTCAATCCTAAAATCGGCGACAAGATCATCGGCACGGAATACAATTTGCAGAACAATATCGACTACAATGTAGGGATCGACGCCGAGGGCATTGCCATACCGGTCAGACACAGCGACAGGGTGAGCGGTCAGGTCCGATTCATGATATTAGGCCCGGTCAACACTTCATGGGACGCGGTGGCGCGCCGCTATCCCGTTTTTTTCAAGTTCCCCAAATGGAGTGAGAATCCCGTGCCACTGCTGGCTCATGTGAGTACGATATTTCTGAAATCCTTTGAGGTGAAAATTTACAGCGACAACGGGCTGATAAATAACGCCGGCGACAATGACGTGGTTTACATGAGCGACACGCACGAAAATTTCGTGAACCGCAAGGATGACATAGAGTTTGAAATCAGCAGCGCCCTGACACGGGAGGAATGCCGACAGTTAGGTGTGTCGGATTCTGTGAAACTGTCAACACCTTTGGATCTGTCCTCCGGCCTCGGGCTGCTGACGATCTACGACCATAACAAGCATGAGCAGGCAAAGCCCGAACAGCTTTATGTGGACAGCTATTATACCGAGTATCACAAACCGCGCATACTGATGAAGCAGAAGCTGGATGACCGTGCGGGTATCGCCGGCCTGTTCAACCACTACCGACACCCTGCTATGGCCGGTAAAAAATTCTATGTGCAGGGTATCGGTCGTAATCTTATCGAGGATTATGCCGAACTGACGATAAAGGAGGTCTGGAATGATTGACGTAAAACTGATAAAGAAGCCGAAAAACCGCGCCTCCTCGAGCAGCCGCGGAGGAGGCATAGCGACCAACGGTAACGGCTACAGCACCGGCGATGTGGTCCGGGAAGCCACGCATGCTGCCCGCGCCGACTTGGCTGTCAAAGCCGAGAGCGCCGACTTGGCTGTCAAAGCCGAGAGCGCCGACATAGCAGCCGAAGCTATCCGTGCCCGGGAGGCAGACCACGCGACATCTGCCGCCGATCTGGACTCCGACAGCCCCGCGCTCAAAAAATTTCTCAGCCGCATAGCGGATGACATCGCGGAGGGGCGGATAACGTTTGCGCAGGGACTGCGGGCAGTGGGCGCGTCGGTGTTCGAGGACGGGGCTACGTTCGGAGACTTCGTGAAGTCGCTGTATGCGGGTAAGGGCGCGGCGATAGACAAGGATGGCAACGGGGAGTTTGAGAGCGTGCGCGTGCGCTCATACTTCGAGGCCATGGAGTTTATTGTAAACCGTCTGTCGGCGATAGAGGGTGATCAGCTGCTGACGGAGTGTGACACTATCGACCGGATGGTTGATAACGGCGACGGGACTTTCGGGCTGTATCTGTACAGCAAGTGGGAGGGGTATTTCACGGCTCAGCAGGAGAACAATGTGTTGAAGGGGATTGTGAACACTCTGTCGACGGGGAGCGGGACGTATCACACCAGCTGGATGAGGGTAAACAGTGTGAACGCGGCACTGAATTATATAGAGGTGACGATGTACCCCGACGACGAGACGCCCGCCGGGAAGAACTATCCGCCGTGTGAGCTTATGAAGGTGGCGCGATGGGGTAATCAGACTGACCCGGAGAGGCAGAGCTGTCTGTATCTGTCGAGCACGGAGGGGCGCATTGTGAAGCTGTCGGGCGTGACCAAGCCGATTATCGACAGGAGCAACTATGGCGCGACGTTCGGCTCGGTGCCCGACTTTCTGAAAAGCATGGGACTGCCGCTTATCGAGGGGCAGGATTATGTGTATGCCCGCGGCCTGATTGTTCAGGATATTGTGCGCGTGGATTATCAGGGCAAGCCCGTGGTTACTTTTGTCGACCGCGGCCCCTGGAGCGCCACGGCTGATTATTACAGCGAGTCTGTGAATCGGGCTACGGGTGTCTATGAGACGTCGGACGTGTGGTACATGGGGTGCCGTTACCGCTGCATGAGGACGGGCACGCGCAATGCGCCGGCATGGAACGGCACCGACTGGGCGATGATCGAGGGCAATCCGGATTTCATGGTGGAATTTGCTGAGACGGATCTGCTGTTTGACCCTGACAATATAGATGTGACGTTGGAGGTGATTGCCAGGCTGCATAACATCGACATCACGGACGACATACTGACTACGGATGTGGTGTGGACCCGCTACAGCGAGGACGCGCAGGGGACGCCCCGGACGGCGTCGGACAATGCCTGGGCGCTGAAACGCGCGGGTGCCGGGAAGAGTCTGCGCCTGACCGCCGCCGACATGGATTTCAACGGCTATCTGCCAAAAACGATACGGTTCACGGCCACGGTGACACTTCGCGACGGCATGGGCGATCCTGCCGCCGAGGCGCAGGCTGTTTTTGAATATTAACCGACAATTCAAAGCGATGAAGACAAGAAGATTCGATTTCAATTTCAGGCCGCTGCAAATAAACACCGGTTTTGCCGTCGACGGCTCTGTGCCTAATAAGCAGAACTACGACGCTGACACCGCCACTTATACGCCCGACTACACGCTTACTCCGCTTATTATCCAGCCACAGGTGAGCTGCATGGACAGAGACGGCATTGTGCCCTCGGGAAGTGTCAACCACCAGCTTGCAAATGTGAGATGGTATGAGGTTGTCGGAGGGGTGTCGACGCTGATTCAGAGCAGCAACCCCGGCTATGAGATTACCGAGACAGGAGGGCAGGCCGGACGAATCAAGGTGAAGAAAAACGCACAGCCCAAAGTGCCTGTCACTCTGGAGTTCCATGCCGAGTATTGCGACCGGCGCACCGGACAGATCCACTCGATACTCCGCACGTTCCCGGTGACCTGCAGCAATGCGACGGCTCCGGCTCCGCGGCTGATACTCGACGCAGCCGACCAGACGATCTACAATCCGCTGACGGATCCCGACACTCAGACCGTGCATGCAAGTTTGCGCACGGGCGCCAATGAATGCGCGGCTGCGAACAGGGAGTTTGTGTGGGAGGTCTACCGAGAGGATTCAGGCGTATGGACGGAGGCGGGTGCCGACACTACACTGGATTACGACGTAGAGGTATCGGCCGACGGGACGAGCTGCACTGTCAACCGTGCGCTGATGGGCGCGGAGCTGTGTCTGCGCTGCCGTGCGAGGTACGACGCCGGGGGCAACCCGGCGGGTGTGACGCTGACGGATGCTTCGCCCTGCAAGATCATTTCGTTTATCCGGCGCATCCCCCGATATGAATATGACATTACGGGCGTGCCGGTGAATATTCCCGCAGACGTGCTGGCCGTGGCGCCCGTAGCCTCGATTTGGGACGTCAACGGAGCGATTCCTGATCCTGAAAGAGAGCTGCTGCCGCTGTGGTACATTGCAACAAACAAGGCCAACGGCACGCTCAGCTACTCGCAGGTGGCGCACGGGATGGCTCCGACACTCTCGACCGGGGCGATGAGTGAGAGCTATGGAGCAGTGATTGGTCTGGACGTGAAGGACACCGGCCCTCTGTGCGCTTTCGAGGACAGCGACGGCGCCCTATTCGAGGACGGCGACGGCAATATAATTCTAGTCAAATAACTCAAAAAAGAAATTAACTATGGCACGCTACATCAAGGCAAATCCAAAAGTGGCCGATCATCTGAATCTGACGGGCGACCGTCTGCAGCTGGCTGACGGCAATTACATACTGTGGCAGGCGGACATGCTGGCTTTTGGTCCGCTGACCCGGCTGTCGGAGACGCTGGCCGAAATCGGCGGTTACGCACTTATGCCGCATGAGGCGCGACAGGAACAGGACGGCACGGTGCTCAGGCCTCTGCCCGTGGCCACCGACCCACGTTTCATCATCGGGGAATCACCATCTAAAACTGAAGAGGAATGAGCAGCGCATCGGCAACCCGAACTATCAAGTTCATCAGCAAGGCGGGGACTTACTCGGCGACGGTGATCAGCCCCGACGGCGATCTATATCAGGAATGGGAGGGGACGCCAACCGACGTCATCAGTATCTACCCCGACTATGCGGTCACAAAACCGGTGCTCTATTTTGTGTGCACCAGCAGCCGCGTGGCCGAGGGTATCGTCACGCCCGACGCCATCGACTTCTATTTCAACGGTACTAAAATAGTTTTCAGCGGTGACACCTCGACGGGGACGTTCGCGGGATTATTCAAGAAGATAGCCCCGGCGGGCGACAATCCGTATTTCGGCCTGCAGATACTCGGCAATATAGCGGACGCCTCGGGCTATGCTCCGGCGGTGATCCGTATGGTGGCGAGGGTGTCGTACGGCACGCAGAGCGACGACATACAGGCAGACTACACTATCCCGGTGCAGCAGTCGACTGGTACAAGCTACCATGTGACAATCGCTGCGGGCGACAACAAAAATTTTGTTATCACCGAAAAGGGCGACAGCGTGATTTTGAAAGCTATGGCTTATCTGTCGGGGGCGGCGCTCACCAACAATCTCACCTACAAGTGGGAGAAGATGGCGCCGACGGGCTGGAGCGTGCTGGCGGGTGAGACCGCGCAGACGCTGACTGTGGCGGAGGCCGACATCAACACTTACGGGGAGTACCGGGTGACTGTCAGCCGCGACGGTGTAGAGATAGGCACGGACATCCAGGGTGTGATGGACGCGAGCGACCCATACGACATAGACCCGCATCCCAGCCCCGACGACGAGACTATCTCGGAGGACCCGGGGGGCAACGGCCAGGTGACCTACGCCCCGGTGGTGGTGAAGCGCGGCACGAACGTCAAGGCGCTCAACACGCTTTTCTATTTTGTCATAAAGGACGCCGCGGGGAACTACCTCAACGCCGGGGAGATGAACACGGCAAAAGCGTCGTGCACGGTGACGCGTGCCCACTGCGTGCAGGCGGGCGGCGATGTGTCGATTACTATAACCGCGCAGGATTAAAGGGCTATGAGTGTGAATGTGACAAGGGTTGTCAAGTTCCGGCGCAAACCCGTCGTGCTGCGAGGGCCGCAGGCATGGAGCGACTGCGCGGTAGGGTATCCGTTTGAGTGCGGCGCGGAGGGCGAGGAGTGGAAGGATGTGGTAATCTATGGCGACAACTGGTACAGCTGCATCAAGAGCCACGCCAAGACCCCTACCAATTATCCCGGTAGCAGCGAGGCGGAGGCCAACGGCTATTGGCGTCTGGCCGACAAGATAGAAATGGTGGCGACGAAGATTCTGTTGGCACAGTATGCCCTGGTGAAGAACCTGGGGGTGGAGTGTGTCGACATGAGAGACGATCAGGGCAATATTATCTTTCAGGCAAAGGGTGGAAAGGTTGTCTGCAACAGCGGTGTGTTTTTGAACGCCCGCGTTATGGGTGACGTGCGGGCGGCCAACATGGCGTACAGCCTGAATGATACCGGTGGTGAGGATGCCGACCACCCCGCGGATTCGACATTTAACAGCGTATTCCATAATATCGCTGCGCTGACATTGCATGGGATAGCCGAGGGAACGTCAAAGACCATTACCATACTGAATGACGATTACGAGGCGAACACCAACCGGTCGCTCACACTGTATTGTGATGAAAATGTCTATGTGAGAATCGGCCTCGCGGGTTCTGCGGTGAATAAGAAATCGGTTTTTCCGGCCTATGGCCCCGGAAGCGGGAAGATACTGAAGCTGATAGGGTATCGTGCGAGACGTAGCCCGTACACGTATTGGCGCGTTGTGGAGCAGCCCATAAACCTGATTATCGACAGCAGCAGTTCGGGCGGCGGTCCGGACGACGATAAAGTCGTAGTAGTTCCCATTGGCCCTTTACCTGCAACTTGAATTCTAAAATTATAAAACCATGGATGTAAAGAAAACAAAAAAATTAAGTGGGCAGACCGCGACAACCACTGTGGCGGCCACCGAAAAGTTTGTGAAGGTAGACGCCGCCGACAAGGTGACGCTGATAAGCCTGTCGGACATGAAGGCCGCGGTGATGGGTGGAATCGACTCACGCCAGGTGATGGAAGGGGTTTATATCATGTATCATCGCGAGGCTTCCGGCTCGGCGCTTATGGCGTCGCCGACGGAATGGCCGGGCAGACAGAACTCCGGCGAGATCGCTGACGGGGTGGCGGTTGTGACAGCGGGGCGCGTGCTGGTGGTGGCGCCGACGGAATCGGCCTCAGGGGGGCTGCAATGGTGCTCGGCCCCGCTGACTGTGGGCACGGAGAAGGACCGAGAGGGTGCTTTGGCCGACCTGAACGGCAAGGCGAACACGGTCGCGGCGCTTTCGGCGAGCACTTCGGCGGCGGTGACCGACACCAGCGCCTATGCCGCGGGGTTCTGCAACCAGTACAGCCGCGTGAACGCCAACGGCGTGGGGCTGACGGCGGGCCGCTGGTGGCTCCCGTCAGCGGGAGAGATGCTGCTGATAGCGGCCAATTTCTACAAAATCAATTACTGTCTCAGCCTCATCGCGGGCGCCGCCCAGCTGAGCGGCTGCTACTGGACGAGCACCAAAGGAAACAAAAACAGCGCATGGCGCATGTATGTCGCCGACTTCAATCTGTTTAACGGAAACGTCGTATCGGAGAAGCAGGGCGTGCGCCCCGTTTCGGCTTTCCTGCAATGACATTTCCGACAAAAAAATCAATCTTTAACCTTTCATCATGGAAACCGCAGACATATTGACCATAATAGGGAGCATCGGAGGTGTGCAGGGCCTCATCGAGCTTGTAAAATGGTGGCACGGGCGCAAGGTGCGCGACCGCCAGGAGATAGCCACAGTGGAGGCCGCCGAGGAGGAGAACGACCGCCGGCAGGTAGACTGGCTGGAGAAGCGTCTGGCCGAGCGCGACGCGAAGATAGACCATATCTATGAGGAGCTTCGCGCGGAGCAGAACGCCCGGCTGGAGGAGATTCACCGCCACCACGAGCTGGAGCTGAAACTGACGGAGATGGAGGAGAAGAAGTGCTTCCGGCACGGCTGCAAAGACCGCCAGCCCCCGAGCGACTACTGACCGATTCCGCGAAAATTCCGCGAAAATT